CTCTGACGTTGGGATAGTCACAGGATGCTCTTTCAGCGGCTGCGCCTTTGTCCTTATTGGCGTTCGCCATGTTCACCAGCCCCACATGATGGAAGCCAGAAACAGTCCGAAGGTGACAAGGATTGCTGCGATGGTGAGTGTGACCAGTAGGTCTTCACAGTTTTTCATTAGAAGAGGTCGACGGTGGCGAGCCATTCGGCTGCTGCTCCGGCCAGCATGATGGCGGTCACGATGAGGAGGATTGTGAAGGTTCGGTTGCGTTCTTGCCGGTTGAGGAGAACGGGTCGGTGGCACGTTTCACATTTCATGCTGCACCTTTCGGAGTGTGGTTGGCAGGGTCGGAGATGTAGCCGGTGTAACTGTCGGGACACGTTTCCCGATGGTCGAGATAGTCTTGGGCGCCTTCGCTGGATCGGTCAAAGATCCGTCGGCATTGCAGGCAGCGGATGATGTTTAGTTGTCTCACAGTTCTACCTCCAAGTCGTTGCCTATCAGGACGATGACAGGAATGTCGGCCAGTGTCGGAGCCGAGGGTTTTGGTTGGTTGGCTTTGCGGATCTGATGGGCGAAGAAAAGAGCTGCTGGGATGAGCGCCAGAACAGTCCACATCAGATCGCCTCTTCGATTGCTTCTTGCAAGCCTTCGAGACTGAGTTGGTGTGGTTCGGTGTCTTGGATGTAATGCCGGATGGCCTCAATGGCGTTCCAATAGGGGTCGACCTGGAAGTCGTCGGCTAAGACGTATTTGGTTTCCGGAGCGAGCAGATTGACAATGGTTTCGGCGAGGATCTCGGCCTTCACATTTGCAGAGACGAAGAGCCGTTCCGCTTCAGTTTCCCAGATGTATTCGTCGTCGTAGGTGTCGATACCTGCGATGAATCCGTATTTGACAACTTCGTTTTCTGTTCCAATGAGTTCTTGGAGGATGCTGTCGAGTTCTTTGATTGCGGCCATGTCGGGGTTCCTGTCTGATTGGGTTGATTTGGTTGTGTCCGGCGTTCCCGGCTACAGGGAAGTTCTAAAGGTTTCTTTAGAAGAAGTCAAGGATTGTTTTTGGGGGACGCGCAGAAGCCCCCAAATTGGCCAGGGGAGGCGGCTGTTTGGGGGCTTCTGGCATCCGGTTCGGTTGGTGGCTCAGAGTGCGTGGCGGTGCGCCTCGAGTGCCAATTCGACGCCTAGTGGGGAGGTGGGCGTCGTCATCGAACCGGGGATCTACGGTCCCTGGTAGGTGCTGACGAGGGAGGGTGAGGCGTCCGGACCCATCCTGTCCGAAGCAATGGAGGACAGGGCTGAGAGGCCGGCGGCGATGGCAGCGGTGGCGGTCAAATGCTGCCAGTCAAGGTTCAGCCAATCCATTTGAGAGGCGCCAGCCAATGCCACCAAAGTCTGGGCGAAGGTTTTGATGGCTCGTTCTGCGAGTTGTACAAGAAAGATTTTGGTGAACATTATGGTTTCCAGTCTGGTTTGGGGTAGGTCTGCTCGTCCGGGTATTCGTAGTCGTCTTCATCGTATTCGTCGTCGTCAAGGTCGGGTTGGGTGACAGGGATGACATCAGGGTCGATGGTGATAGTCATTCTTCCTCCTCCCATTCCAAGTCTTCGGAGTCCTGGTCGTAACTGACAATCATGGTGGGCGGGTTGAGGAGTGATCCGTAGAGACAGTCTAAATATCCGGCGGCGTCAGTGATTGAGTCTTTCAACATTTCAGCATCAAAGCCGGATTCGAGGCCGTGAGCTATGCGGCCGAGTTTCATGCAAATCATAAACAGGATTCCGGCGTTGACGTCTAGGACATCGTCACCCCAAAGGGCGTTGAATTGGTTGGTGACGCGCGCGTAATCCTCCCAAGGCGGTCCGTACGCTCGGCCTCTGTCACCGTGTACCAGGGCGAAGGAGTCGAGGAGGATGGAGGGCCAGTGGGCGTCGAACTCTTCTTCGGGTTCCTGTTCTTCCATTGTCGGGTCCCTTTCAGACGGAGTGGATGTGGAGGTCGCCCCAGCCTCGGGGGCCGTAGCCGGTGCCGATGCCGAGGGTGACCATTCCGGCCGGAGAGTTTTGGCCGCTCATGTCAGTCCACCATGCCGACCCACCATCCATTGCGGGTGCTTGCATAAATGTTCGGCCGGTTGTTTCTGAACAAATGAAATGGTGATAGTGGCCGGTGATGAGGATGTCGGCGTCGGCGATGGGTTGGCGGCCCATTACCTGTCCTTTCCACCAGTTCTCGAGTTTGGCGGCTGGATGGCCTGAGGCGCCGGCTTTGTGGCCGTGGGCGAAAGCGACGGGGATTCCTGCAATGTCGAGGACAAGGTTGTTTCCGGATGCGAGGACGGTGGTGCAGCTGCCGTACCGGTCGGGGTTGGCAGCCAAGATTTCGGCGACCTGCTCCACTACGGCTAGGTCATCGTTGTCGGTGGTGCGGGTGAAGGCTTTTCCGTTGAGTCGGTTTTCTCCGTGGTTGCCTGGTACGGCGGCGAGGATGGTTCTGGGGGTGAGGCCGATAATGTTGTCGACTGCTCGGAGGATGAGTCGGCGGGCGAGGCGTAACTGTTCACGCCTGTCCAAGTCGACGTTGAAGGTTTGGCCGGGATAATTACCGGTGCATTGTTCCACCAAATCGCCGAGGCCGACTAGGTAAACGGATTCGACTGGGCGTCCGGCTTTTTTGAGTTCACGGATTCGAGATGGGATGAGGTCGATTGCCTGACAGATCCGTTGGATCGTCTCAGGAGTCCCTCCGTTGGCTTCTCCGGCCTTTCCTAACTGCCAGTCGGCAAGGAGACAGACAAGCGCCCTGAGGGGCTGTGAAGCCGTCTCAGGGGCTTTGATGGGCTTGCGGCGTTCAATAAGGCGACACAAGGCGTCCACATCGGGTCGGTCATAGTTGATTTCACGCGCGCGCAATGTGGCCCGGTAATAGCGGAGCCTCCGGCCGTCATGGGTGTCCCATGCTCGGACTTGGACAGACCCTTCGACAACTTCAGTGGTGAGAGGATCCAAACCCCAATCCGCCACCAGCTCCGACCAAACCCCAGATGTCGGGTCGGCCTCGAGGGGTGGGGTGGTGAGTGTTCCTTCACGGCCGTTCCATGCAACCCCTGGTTCCCAGCCTTGCGGATGGTTTCGTCGGGGTCGAGATCCGGCTGCTACCTCGTCAGCGAAGGAGGCAGTTTCGTCGGTGTTTTCGGATTGAGTCGCCACGGATCTCCCAGCCTCTCCGAGTCATTGCCCTAGAAATCGCCTCGGCGTTCCAGGACGGGTCGGAGAGGACTTCTTCTATTTCGCCACGGGTTTTTGTGTCCTGCTGTTTCACCAGAACACATACTCGACATTCAATTCCGGAGGATCGGGTTTCCTGCCGGACGTCGTCAGCAAAGCTCATTTGCGCCACCAAGGCTTTCGGGATGTCATGCGGTGCAGGACGACATGGTCGTCGAGCCGGTCGGAAACAGTCTCAACCCTCTCAGCGGTTGAGTCAACCTTTTGCTCAATGCGGTCCAGTTTCACAGCGGTTTCGGAGTGTTCGTCGGTGTTGATCCGACGGGTTTTCCGTGACTGCCAGATCACACCACCAAAGGCGAGTAATCCGGTTACTGACGCGGCGATAATCTGTTCCCATTGCATGACATCGACATCCGATCCGGTTAGATGGTGGGGATAGCGTTGACGAATGCTTGGTCGGCCACCCAAACGGTTTGGCCTTCGACGACAATGGTGTTGGAGCCGGTTGGGATAAGGAACTGTCCGCCGGATGACTGGGTGATAACCCAAACGATGTTTGTCATTTGTCCGGCTGGGATATGCCATTTCCAACCCAAGCCGGCGTCGCAAAGGTAAATGTCGGCGGCTTTGTCGCCTTTGAGTAGGTAGCGTTTCATTTCGTCGTCCTGTGGGGTTGGCGGTGTGGGTGGTGCGGGAGGGGTGATTGCGTTGATGAGCAGCTGGTCGAGGCGTGCCTGATCCGGATGTGTTGACCAAGCGTCGGATCGATCCCAAGGCTGGACAGTTCCGTGGCAGAATAACCCAGGACGGTTCAGAGCGTCAGTGCCGATCCACTGGGCATTCGATAAAGGAATGCCCAGCAAAGTCCAGAGCGCCCGGATCGCTTCGCCTGCTCGAGCAATCATCGCCTGTGTGTTGGGATCGTCGGGGCTGAGATCAGCACTGCGACCGGCGAGACAGATGTGCCAAGTGCGGCTGTTGTATCCCGAGGCGGCGACGCTGAATGTGGTGTAACCGGGTGGGACTAGGACAATGGTTTCTTCACTGTCAACGACACACGCGTAGGAGCCGGGATCTGATCGTCTGGCGATGAACGCTGCCAAGTTGCGCGCGCTTCCCGGTCCAGTCGACCCTTCGCTGGTGTGAACACCAATCGCCCATGTCGGCGTCGAGTTCCGTGACGGATAAAACTGTGGTGACGCTGGCGGATTGTCCAGCAGGTAGTAGCCCATCAGACCGGTGCGCCGGACGGGCCGATGTCTTGAACAAGAAGCGAGATGGGTTTCGTCGCAAACGCTATGTATTGGTGATCGGTGCCAATTACTGCTGCGGAATAAAGGTTGGCTGCGAGTGAGGCGTTTGTTGCTGTGGCGGTGTAATAACCAGAGATCGAACCACCAATGTCGGCGTTATTTGAGCGTGAAGTCCACACGCGCATTTCCGCAATGCCTGTCCCACCAACAGTGATGTACACCGCTGCGGCGTTATTTGCTACTGTTGAGAAGTAGCCGGGGATTTGGGCGCTGAGATGATAACGACGATTGTTCACAACACTGATTGTGGAAGTCAGAATGTTCGCATTGTTTCCGTTTGTCACGTTGCTGGTGACTTCTGTGTAATTGATGTAACCCCACGGTGCGTTCCAGCCTGGTCCTTTACGCCACGACGTACCGTTGTAACTGTAAAGACCCTCAGAGGAATCGTTGCTTCCGATGTAGGCGACCATGCCATCAACGGGTGAAGTGATCGCTGCATCACGCGCCGCGGTCGTCGCGAAATACATGATCGACTGGGTCTGGCAGTAATTGTTCAGATCGGCAGCGGTGAGAACTTCGGCTGCTGTGAAAGTTTTGAATCCAGAACCCATAAGAGTCTCCTAATAGCCGAACGGATTAGTGTCGAGAACGCCGAACGTCGACGAGTCGAGAATGAAGAAAGCGAGTGGTGCCGGTGACAGATTATACGTTGACGACCAACTCCTTGGACCGATGTTATGCGAGACACCTTCAATGAGCAGTTCTTTGCTAATAACCGAACCAACACCCTGCGGTCGCCGGTTCACCGTGATGCGGGTGCCAAGTTCGTCACCGATAAGACCGGTGTAGATAGTCGTATCGGCTCGGGGAGTGAAGCCAAGCGACTCGATACGCATTGCCGGTTGTTTGTAGGTCGCCAGTCGGACGTTGGCGATGTCTGTCATCGCCTGATCGGTGTCGTTTATCAAATCGGATTGTGAGTCGGTGCGAATAAAGTATTGGCCCTGCGAAGTGCCGTCGTTGACGGTTGCTGTCGCACCGTTCTGTCTTGCGACGACCAAACGGTTCCTAATGAGTTGGTCGCTGTAGACGAACTCAATGTTAGCAAACGGAAGTTCACTGGCTGAGTCACCGAAGGTGCGCTGCGACGTGTTGTGGGTGGCAGTGGTGGCGAGTGAGATGAAAGTGACTTTGCCTGAGCCGTCAATAAACAATCGACCCTGGTCTGCCGTTTCACATTCTTTGAGGGCGCTGAGCAGTGTCTTGCCTTGCGTGTCTATTCCCTGCACTGTCGATGTGGCAGTTGACAGGTTGGTGCCATCGGACGGCCAACCGGCCATCGTGAGCAGCGACGTGACTCGAGCGCTAGCAGTGTCGCCGGTGAGGTAGGTGCCTTTGCCGACGGCGTAATGGGCGGCGATCTGAGCGGCGCTGAGCGCAGTGTTGCCGTAGAACGTCAACTCGTCGATGACGCCAGTGAAGTCGTTGCTGGCGTTTCTTGTTGTGTCAGCACTTGCGACAAACGCTTTGCCGACTGTCGTGACTGTTTGTACCGGCGCAGAGGTTGTGAAAGTAGAGGAGACGGTTGCGAGAGTGCCGTCAACCCATAGTTGCGCGGCGCTCGTTGCCCAATCCCAACGCATCACAACGTGATGCGGTTTGCCGTCTCGAACATTGACGGTTGATTGAATCTGTGTTGCGGTGTTGATGCTAGACGCAGACCCCCAAGTAGCGTAAAGAACGCCATTAGTGGCGGTGATGTTTGCGATGTTCAAGGCAATGGTGAACTCGTTGCCGGGTCGATAGAAGATCCCCTGGTTACCGGCCACATAGTCGCCGGTTTGAATCCAACACTCAACCGTCTTTGCTGTGTAGTCAGTAGCGGAGAAGGGCCAAAGGTCTGCTGAGAAGTCAATGTATTTTGTGCCAGCGAAAGACGCCGAAACCGAAGTGTCGTTCACAACAAGCGAGTCTGTTGAATCTCCATTTGTCGCTGCGTCAGCAACCGAAGGCACGTTTGCGTCGGTAGCAATCCAACGCCACGTCGCCGTGGACTTGCCTGAAATTGTGTCATAAGGCTTTGACGGTGTGAGGCCATCATCGAAGCGGAACCAAGATGTCGGCGGGCCGTCATCCCGCACCGTGTATTCCCAATACGACGGCAGCGTAATGAGGTTCATCACCTTGAACGCATCGGAGGCGGTGACGCTTGCAGTGGCGTCACTCGGGTTTGTGTATTGCTGATTGAACTGGTCAATGAAGCCGAAGAAGATGCCAGTGGCAGAGCCGAGCGGGGGTGTGGCTTGAATGCGGATCGGTCGCCCTGGTGTCAACCTGCCGTAATACGGGCCGGAGACGACAGTTGCGGGAGAAGCCCCCGACTTGTTCACCGTCCACGTTTCACCAGTCGACGCGACCATTGTTGAATCCGTGTTCGACGTGAACCCGGTCGCCGTGTAGTCCACAACTTTCGTTGTCTCTGTGAGATCAGTGTAAACGACGGCCTGGTAGTAGTTGCCCGACAAACCATTCACCGATGCGTCGCCTTTTTGCGACCCGAGACCGAAGTTTTGACCGAGCGCCCCGTTATAGCCCGGGGTGGCGACCGTGGCAGTAGTGACCTTCGTGCCAATCAGCGTCCAAGTAATGCCACCTGTGGAGTAGTAAAACCAAACGTCATTTCCACCAGCACCATTGTCACGATCGACGTCGACACGAACCCAGATGATGTCAGTCGTGGTCGGATTGTCAGCGTTCGCCACGACGCTGCGGAACCCTCCGGTGCCGGTATCCCACCATGCAATCCCCAATCTGGCGACTCCGTTGCCGGTGTAGAACCGAAAGCCCGTAGATATTTGGTTTGTGTTGCCGCAAAAAGCACCGAAAGAAGTAGTGGCGAGATTCGTGGCTTTCACCTTCACCCGCACCGATAGATCGCCCGCGGACGGCCACGCGTTGATTTCTCCACCAGACAAGAAATTCCCTGACGTACCGGGGAGTGTCGCATACGGGACATGCTCAGGGTCGAAATGACGATCAGCGTTCGATAAAACAATGGACGCTGAGCCAGTTTCAAAAGAGTCAAGTTCTGATGAGCGACCGCGTTTGATTGAACACGAACGCACGTCGGAACTTACGTCAGTCCAAGTAATGGAGGACAGCGTCGAGTTGATCGGAACAGTGCCCGAACCTGCGCTGGTGGAGAAGCCAATCTCGGCGGTGAGAACTACGCCGTCAGCGAGTGTGACACTCATGACCGCCACCCTGCCCCGGATCGGCGTTCATAAGAGGAGATGGCTTCAACAATGGTTTGGCCGATAGCGGCTTTGTCGGCTGTGGCGGCGACGGAAACGTTGATGGTCACATTGGAGCTACCACCACCACCCATGCTGCCGCCAGCATTGTTGAGGAGTGCTTTGCTGGTGGAGAAGGCGTCCATGATTCGGCCATAACCGCTAGGGACGAACAGTTCTGGGCCTTTCTCGCCGACAATGTATGGGTTGCCGGCACCTACCGGACCGCCGGATGCTCGGAAGTCTCCACTGTATTGCAGAATCTCGCCGAGTCCGACTTGGCCTTCGGGGACTCCGAGGTCGCGAAGAAACGCTCTGAACTTTGCCATCGCCTGTTCGGTTTCAAGACGGATCTTCACTTCAGGCTGATTCAGCGACAGCAAGAAGAGGTGGAATGACAGGTCTTCCAAACGCTTCCGGAGCGGTGAGTCGGGTGCGAGTGTGCCAGCAAGTTCCTTGTATTTTTGCGACTGAACAGCAGCGGATTCGCCAGCAGTAAAAGTCTTACCCTCGAGAATGGCTTGGGCTTCAGCAGCCTTGACAGCAGCCTCTACCGAACCTCGGTACGTTTTCTCCAAGTCCAGTTCGGCTTGCGCGCGTTCGTCGGCGGTCAAAGAACCTTTGCCGAGGCTTGTCGTGTATTCCTGGAGGGCTTTGCGGTTTTTGATTAGTGCTTCTTCTTCGCTGATCTGGACATCGCGAAGGTCCATAGTGACTTTGAGTTGCTTTTCTAAAGCCTCCGTGGCCGTCAAAGATGCAGCAGCCAAATCCGCCTCGGCTGTGGCCTGTGCCTCAGATTTGCCAGTCGAAATACCTTTTTGAATGTTGAGTTGCCGGATGATTTCTTGCTGCTGGTTGTAGGCGTCGATACCGTTGTAGAGCGTTGCGATGAGGCCCATGTCGGCGGCTTCTGATTGAAGAAGGCGGGCGATGAGTTCGTTTTGAGCGCCACCCGCTTCTCTGATCGCGTCAATTCTGCCTTGTGCCGCTTCAGTTCCATACTCAAGTTGCAGTCGGTAAGCTACCTCAACATCCCCCTGCTTGACCAAGGCATCTCGGTTGTCGTCGAGGACGTCGGAGAACTGAGCGACTGAGATGCCGGCTTTGTTGAGATTGTCAATCTGGTTTTTTGATTGCAGAATGGCGCCGACGGTTGTTTGGGTGTTGGCCGTGATTGCCCCGGTGAGTTCATTGAAGGTGGGGATAAGTGCTTCAATGTCTTTTTTCACTGCCGCCTGCTCGTCGGCGTAAGACTTGTAGGCAAGTCCACCAATGACAGCAGCAGCGCCGACCGCCAACACTGCCGGACCCAGAAGAGACGCTCCGCCAGCAGCAGCAGTCGCAGCAGCACCGGAGGCGCCAGTCGTGATGTTCATTGAAGCAACGGCGCTTTGAGTGCTAATTGCTTTTGCTGCCACGTCAAGAATCGCTGTGGCAGCGGTTTTCGCTGCACTGGCAGCCAACGTGAAACCTTGGACAAGTTTCGGTCCAATAAGGACAACACCTGTGAGAGCGACAACGCCTGTTTGGACGGGACCAGGAAGAGCAGAGAAAGCGCCAGCAGTGAGGCCGATGGTCTGTTGGATTTTGGTGTAAACGGGAAGAAGGCTTTTCCCAAGTGCGGCGCTGGCGTCTTCCATTTTTGATGACGCTCGTTCTACCTGCCCAGAGGCAGTGTTGGCTTCCCGAGCCATCTGACCCTGGGCAAATGCAGATTTTTCGGTGATAAGTGCGAGGGTTGCCTGACCTTTAGCGTAAGCAGACACTGATGTCTCTGAGTCTGCCAAACCCATCGCGACGGCTTTAGCGTTCACCTGAGAGGCTTTGAGGGCGATACCGAAACGCTCCAGCGGATCATATTCGCCTCGGAGTGCAGATCCGAGAGCTGCTACAGCATCAGAACTTTTGCCGCCCAACGTGGCTGCCAGGTCGGCGCCGGTTATGGTGAGGTTGATTGCTTGTTTTGCTGCCTCTTCGGTGGACATTCCGAAGCCTTTGAGGGATGCACCGAGTCGACTGGTGATTGTTCTGGCAGCGTTTTCGGACATTCCGACAAGGTCGGCGGAGTTTTTGGTGAAGTCGTTGACAGCGCCGGAAGCGTCTTCGAAGACGGCTGCTGTTCCGCCAACAGATTGTTCAAGGTTTGCGGCGGCGTCCACCAGTTTCTTTGCACCGTAAAGGACAGCGCCACCGAATAGGGCAGAGCGGAGAATGTCCCCCGACTTTTGGGCGTTAGCTCCGAAGCCTTTGAGTTTGCCTTCTGCTTTTTGAAGTTCTCGTTGGAGTTGGTCGGCGTCTCCGACTACGGCGACCCTAACTTCTCGTTTGTCACCGGCCATCAGTTTTCCTTACTCGTCCCAACGCTTCGCATCCGAACCGTATTCGGCGGATTCTCTGCGTCTTGTTTGAACTTCGAACATTGCGTCGAGGTAGTGGTCGGGTTCCTCTAAAAGTATGGACATTGGGATCCCCGAGTCAATCGCCATCGCTGCTACAGCGAGGGTGAAGAACTCGGGTCCGTAGGGCTTTCCTGTTCTTCTTCCGAAAGAATGTCAACGCCTTCAACGGTTTCGATCCAGTCGTCAAAGTCTGGAAGGTCAGCGTTGACACGCTTTTCAGCACACCATCCGAAATACCATAAATGTTCGGTGTAAATGCCATCGTCTCCGAAGAGGTTGGAGACAGGCATTTTGAATTGGCGTTCGAACTTGACGGCGTCGACCTTGCGGCCTGCTGCTTCGATGACTGTTCCGTCTTGGTGTGTGATTTTGTATTTTGCGAACATGGCGGGCTGTTCCTTATCTGCGGGCGGATTGGACTGCTTTGTCGACTGCTTTGCCGGCGGCTTCTACAAGTCGGTTTTGTGTCTCAAGGATGCCAGGGTAAACGTAGCGGCCTTGTTTGATGATGGGCCGGACAATGGTTTGATTTCGTCCGGGACCACGGTTTTTCAATGTGCCACCAAAGTCAAGCCAACCAAAGTAGGGGGCCACTGATGACGGGCCGCCTGCTATGACATAAAGCGTGTTTCCGCCTGAGCGGGCTTTGATGGTGAATTTGGCGTAACCGGATCGTTTCGGTACTCTCCGAATGATGGCCGGAAGAGTGTTTTGAATAATCGCGGTTTTGAGGTCTTCGCGCAGGACTGGCACGAGGTCCGGATGTATCTTTCGAAGATACTTCCGAACCTCGGCCAAGTTGCTGACATAAACCCCAGCCCCAACGGCCATTAGCCGTTCTTTGCGACTGTGCTGCCTGCACGCCAGCTGCCGGAAATGGTGATGGCACCATTGACAGGGGCGTCGACGGAGAAGTCGAAGAAGCCAGTTCCGTACCAGTAGACGAGCGGGGCGTTGGTGATGTCTGGGTACAGATAAAACTTGCGGGCGTCTCCGTCGACTGCGGCGGTGTACGACTGAGCCGTGGCATCGTCGAAGTAGCCGGAGAAGCTGCCCTGAGCGTCAGAAAGGCCGGAGACATAGATTTTGTTTGAGTCACCAAATGAGGTCACTTCAACTGTGTCGCTGCCGAACTCTCCGGACCACTGCTTCAGGAATGCTACAGATGAGGGAGCCGCTGCTGATGTAGCGATTCCGAGGTAAAGGCGGCCGTTCCGGCCGTGGCGACGTGCCATTGGTTTCTCCTTGTGGAGTTGGGGTTTGGGGTTTTCTAGCGACTAGTCAGGGTTGTCGGAAGAGCTGAGACACAATCCAGCATGTGTCGGACATTATTGTCGAAAGTTCGGTCTGCTATCGCGGTTCGCGCTTTCACAGCGGCGTCTTGGCGTTTGTCGGGATGTGCGAGCCACCATCTTAGTTTCTCACCAAACTCTTCGGGGGTTGTGAATGATGGAAGCATTGAAAGAACATGATCGGATTCTGGGCGTGATTCTCGGAGGAAGAAGGTTCCGGTGGCTGCGAGTTCTATTTCTCGAGGCCCCATTGCCCATCCTTTGTCGAAACCGTCGGCTCCTTCTTTTCGGTAAAGGTTGGCGGAGGCGTTGGTGGATGAGTAAAGGTCGGCGGCGTTTTCATTGGGGAAGCAGCCTTCGGGATGATGGATCAGGAATTGTTGGAGGGATGAGTGTTCGTCGAGGTCTTGCCAGTTGCCGGCGAAAGCGACGTCAATGTTTGTCCAGTCGACTTGTTCGAAGAAAGCGATTCGGGATGGGAAGGCGGTTCCTACCCAGGCGAAGTCGGATCGAAGGTCTGGTTGGGGTTGGCGGCGGTAATGGATTCCGGGGTCGTATGCCTGGGGACTGTAGAAGGTGTTTGGTTGTGTGAGGCGGAAGGTGTCGAGGTTGCTGGGGTCGTTGATGAAGGCGATGTCGGCTCTAGCTGCGATTGGTTGCTGTGATGGGTCTTCGTAAGGGGATTCGGTGAGGATGACAGCGATTCGGATTCCTCGTGAGCGGATGATGTCGAAAGTTTCGGGTGGTACCAGAAAGGCGGATGTGATGACGACTAGGTCGGGCCAGAAGTCAAAGCAGGTGGCTCGGAGTTGCTCGGCGACCATCCGGGCGGCCATGTGGGTTTTCTCTGCTTCAGGGACTTTGCCTCTGATGGCGTTTTCGCTGAAGTTGATTCGGTCGGCGAGGTTGAAGTTTTGGGTTTGGTTGCCGGTTCGTTGAAAGGCTTTGAGCCATCCGTTGTGGACGTCTGCGACGGAGAATGCTGGGCCGGGTTCTACTGTCAGGATTCGCACTTAGCCGAGAACCTCAATGTTCACTTCGACACCCAAATATTCGATGCCGCCAATGGTGAAAGTGCCGGGGTTGTTCCATGAGGTGACGCGTGCCGAATCGCAGGATGCGCTCAAAGTCGGGTTGGCGTCGATGACATAGAAAACAGAGTTGACGCCTTGCCCAAGGAACGCGTCAAGACGTTCCTGTCCGTGTTGGTCGTCTGCCCTGGTGAGCATGACGAGGACGCCATAGTTGACAGACATTCCGTCGTTGAAGTCGGCGTCGTATTGGCCGGTCCCAAGTGAAACGACAGCTGCCGGTGGTGACAGTTGCGATGGGATCCATTCGTAAATCCTGAGGTCGCTGACACCTTGTAAGGCTGTTTTGATGCCTGCGCGTACTGATGCCAGGTTCATCCGATGACCAGACCTTGACCTCGAAGCCGGAATGGGGAGATAAGCATTTGGACGTCTGGGTCGAGGCGGGTTGAGACTCGGATGGCTCCGAAGCCTTCACCAGCAGCGAAGCCTTCTGGGGTTTGCGCGCGTCGGTAGAGGCGGGCGGCTTGGATGAGGCAGGCTTGTTCGATTGAGTGTGGGACTGCTGCCCAACCCCATTTGGCGGTGACTTGGATTCGGGGGCGTCGACCGGTTACCGGAAACAGTTTCGGGATGGTGGCGATGATGATGTTGTATGGCTGATTGGATACGCCACCGATTTCGGCGTTGAGTGGCTCAAGGATGTATTCGGTGGACACCCATGTTTGGTCAAAGGTTCCGTTGTCGCCTGTGTCGGTTTGAATGATGAGGCCGGTGGTGGTTGAGAAGTCGTCGACGTTGCATCGGATGTGGGTGTCGGCGTAGTAGCTGCGGGCTGAGACTGTGCTGTCGAGGTAGAAGCGTCGGTTAGTGAAGTTGTCGATGATTCGGGACGCTGCTTCAATGGCGCCTTCCATTTGAGCGTCTTCGGCTGTGCCGTAGTTCGCTGACGGGAACAGGTATGCCTTGAAGTCGTTGAGGGTGGTGTAGCCGTTAGTAATTGCCATTATTGGCTCCATTTGGTTCGGAGTCGGATGATGTTGTCGTTGACCGCTGACCAGCGTTCAGCGCCGGATTGAGACTCCAGGTGCGTGACAGTTGCTAGTGGATCGTAGACGTTGCGGAAGCCTTTTGCGATGGATGCCAGACAGAGGTCGACGTCTTCGTAGCCGTTCCAGTAGCCGGTGTCGAAGCCTCCGAGGTCGGTGAAGAGTTGTCGGCTTATGGCGAGACAGGCGCCGGTTATGGCGTCAACGTCGGCGAGTGTTTCAGCCCAGTTGGTGTTGAGGTTCCATGCTTCGAGTCCTGG